AGTTAAACATAAATATTTCCAGATATAATAATACTGGAACTAATTCACAAATAATAAAATAAATATGGCATATTCTGGTAAAAATTATTTTCCAAGCCAAACGGTAAGTGATGCTGAAAAGTTAAGTTACGACTATGGTTTAAAAGTTGCTAAAGCTATAGAAGCAGAATGGTTTAATGATGATAATAATAATTACAATAGATATTTAAGTAGTAAAAATGATTTTCATAAACTAAGATTATACGCTAGAGGCGAGCAGTCAATACAAAAATATAAAGATGAATTATCTATAAATGGTGATTTGTCTTATTTAAATTTAGACTGGACGCCAGTTCCTATAATATCAAAGTTTGTAGATATAGTTGTTAATGGTATAGCTGAAAGAACTTACGATATAAAAGCATATTCACAAGATCCTAAAGGCATAGAAAAAAGAACTAAATACATGGAAAGTGTATTAAGTGATATAGAAATGCAAGAGTTTAATAACGACATAGAGCAAAACTTTGGCGTTAGCATGAGAGAAAGTGATGTTAAAGAATTACCAGAAACAACAGAAGAGCTAGGTCTACACATGCAATTAACTTATAAACAAGCCGTAGAGCTAGCAGAAGAACAAGCGTTAAACGTTTTATTTGAAGGTAATAAATACGAATTAACTAAAAAAAGATTTTATTATGATTTAACAGTACTAGGTATTGGTGCGGTTAAAACAAATTTTACAACATCTGAAGGTGTTATAATAGATTACGTTGATCCAGCTAATCTAGTTTATTCTTACACTGATTCTCCTTATTTTGATGATATATATTATGTTGGTGAAGTTAAATCTATACCTGTTAATGAGCTAGCTAAACAGTTTCCTCATTTAACAGAAAGCGATCTTGAAGACATAATGA